CATCAAGCTGGGTGCAATGCTTAACCACCTTCGGCGCTAACGAATACCTTAGCCAGGGCGGGACTAGCAACTCGCAGAACAGGATCTTCGGGCTAGTCGTTTTTAATATCTTTACGGCTCCCGGTGTGGGTCCCGGTGCTAACTACACCATCGGGAAACGAATCCGCGATCTCTACAATAGGGTCAACGTGTCGGGGGTTTTCTTCGACGCTCCAACAGGTCCAGAGGCTCTGGCTTCACCAGCTCCCGAGGGCTATTTCCAAACCCAGGTCCGTGTGACCTTTGAATCCATCGAGGGACTCTGACCCATGGCAATCACCCGAGGCGAACAAGGTTCTGTTCAGTTCGACGCAGCTGGCAGCACTAACGCCACCATCGTTGGCACCCGTAGCTGGAGCCTGACCACCACCAAGGAAACCCTGGACGTTACCGATCACGGTGACACCTTCCGTTCCTTTGTGGGCAGCCTGATCTCCGGTTCCGGCACCGTTGAGCTGGTTTATGACCCCGACGCAACTGGTCAAGCTGGCTTCCTGGAAGACGTGCTGACCACGGCTGACGGCGCAGACGCCACCTTCGAGCTGTTCACTACCGGCACCACCAGCGGCACTGATTCGATCAGTTTCGCTGGTATCATCACCGACATGGAGATCAGCTCCACTGTTGGTGAACTTGTTGTCGTGAGCTGCAATTTCATCACCAGCGGCACCATCACCGGCAACCTTGAGTGATGAGGTGTAGTATCAGAGCGATTAAATAAGCTCTGATGCCAGTACAAAAGCGGACAGTTGACATGCTGGTTGAGGCGTTTGACCTTAACCAGCGCCGCAAGTTTGTATTGAAGAACGCCAGCGGTGATGCGTTGGTGGATCTTTATTTCCCGCCGATCACTAGGGCTGACCGCAAGAAGGCGCAAGCCCTGGCTGGTACGGACGAAGCGCTTGATATCAGCACCCAGATGCTGTGCCAAAAGGCTGAGCTGGAAGATGGCAGCAAGGCTTTTGCGCCTGCTGATGCCGCCAAGCTGCAGCGCATGTTGCCTGAGTCAGTCCTGAACGAGCTGGAGCTGTTCCTGTTCGGTCTGGGCGAGGATGAAACGCTTGAGGAAGCAAAAAACGACTGAAGCAGGACAACTGGCTCTTCTTTGAGTTCTTCTTGTCCTGCGAGTTGGGGATGACGGTCAGCCGTATGCGCAACGAGCTGACCGATGCGGAGTTTGCCTATTACGCTGCGTTCTATGAGCTGAAGAACGAGCGCGAGCAGGAGGCGATGCAACGCGCCAAGAATCAGCGGCGATAGATTGGGTCATCTGTAAGCAATAGCAGCGGTGGCCGTAGCTCAGTCCAGGGTTCAATTACTGGTTGAAGCTGTCGGGCTTTCGAAGTTGCGCGACTTCAGAAAAGAAACACGCAAGCTCGAAGGCGCAGTGAAAGACGCCAACGGGCGCTTGCGAGACTCAAAAGGAAGATTCATAGGTGCTGGTCAAAGCGCTCGCAGGGCAGGTAGAGATTTTGATCAGTTTGGTTCTGCTGTCAAAAGAGCTGCTGCTGCTTATGTGACTTTCACGGCGGCGCAGTCAGCAGTTTCAGCAGGTATCCAAAGGATTGAATCGGAACGACGGATCCAGTTCCTCGCTAGAAGTTACGGCGAAGTTGCAGATCTCGCCGGTGCTGCGACTGCTGCGTCTAAACGATTTGGGCAAAGCCAGACCGAAGCCAATCGGGCTTTAGCAGATGTTTATGCGCGTTTGCGACCTGTCGGGGTTTCCCTGGATGACATCGTCAGCACTTACAACGGTTTCAACACCGCCGCAAGAATCAGCGGTGCGACTTCAGTTGAGGCTTCAAATGCTTTCCGGCAGCTAGCTCAAGCATTGGGCTCTGGCGCTTTGCGAGGCGATGAGTTCAACAGCATCTCGGAGCAGGTGCCAGGCATCCTGACCGCAATCAGTCAGGAGACTGGTGTTGCTCAAGGCAAGTTAAGGGCGTATGCGGCTGAAGGCAAAATCACAGCCGACATCGTTATCAGGGCTCTTAGAAGGATTGAAAAGGATGGCGCTGGTCAGTTGGAAGAAGCGCTTGCCGGTCCGCAGCAAGCAATCGTTGATTTCCAAAACTCAATCGAGGACTTGCAAGTCGCAGCCACCACTGACCTGATCCCATCAATTACCGCTGCTTTCAGGGGGCTGAAAGATTTGCTTGAAAGCCTTGGTCCTGTCATTAAGGAGCTCGGCTCTATCGCAGCCCAGACCCTCGGTACGGTTGCCGACCTTGTCAATGCAATCACAAAGCCAAAAGCTGCTGCTGCCGCCACTGCAATCAAGGGTGGCAGGCTGCCTTTGGCTGGACTTGGGGGCATTTCTGGCGCCGAAGAGCTTTTCAAAGGAACTATCACCCCGTTCGGCACCGGGCTTGCTGGGATCAAAGAAGAAGCCAAGGTGATTGCTGAAGGCAGTGGGAGGCAGGTGACTCAAGTCTTGGTTGAAACTATGCAGAAATACCTTTCTGCTCTTGAACAAGCCAGGGGGCTTGCTCTGGCTTTTGGCAGAGGTGAAGGTGGTTTGCGGACCGTGACCCCTGGGATGCCATTGGGTCCAGACAAGAAAAAAGAAAACAAAGGCAAGACACCACTCGAACTGCAAGCTGAAGCAGGTAAAAAGCTGCTGCAATCTCTCCAAGATCAAACGCTGCTAGCCACCGCATTAACGAGCGAAGAGCAGAAGCGTCTTGAGCTGTCAGTGCGCAAGCAAGAAATCGACAGAGACTTCCCGCTGCTTTCTCAGCAAGCGAGGGACGTCCTTAAGGAACAGCTCGACGTCCTTTATGGCACCGAGAACGTAACTGCCAGCATCAAGGATCTAAACGAAGCAAACGCCAAGAAGCAGGCTGATGCTTTGAGAGAGCAGCAGCAAGAAGCCCAGCGCCTTGAGCAGATCTACGGGCAGCTTGGGCAGACCATTGCAACCGGCGTCAGCGACATGCTTATGGCAGCGGTTGATCAGACCAAGTCGCTAGCAGAAGTCGCCTCTAATATGCTCCGCAACTTGGCGAACCAGCTCCTGCAAATCTCTCTAAATACAGCCCTGTTTGGGCTTTTTGGTGGAACGACCTCGGGGGCGAGATTGTTCGGAGGGCTGCCGCGCTTTGCTGATGGCGGCAGCATCTCTGGCGGCAAGCCTGCAATCGTTGGCGAGCGCGGTCCTGAGCTGTTCATGCCAGGGCGCAGCGGCAGCATCGTCCCCAACAATGCTCTCGGCGGAAACATCACCGTCAACGTGGACGCCACCGGCACACAAGTTCAGGGCGACCAGCCGAACGCGAATAGGCTGGGTGAAGCACTTGGCGCAGCCGTCCGCGCCGAACTGATCCGCCAGAAGCGTCCCGGAGGCTTGCTCGCCTAATGGCTACTTTCCCTTCCGTCACCCCGACCTACGGCGCTCAGAAAAGCAGCGCTCCCAACTTTCGCATCGCCCGCTTTGGTGATGGCTACGAACAACGCACGACGTTCGGACTGAATCAGAACCCGAAACAGTGGGAGTTGACCTGGAACGTCTCCGAGACTGACGCCGATACCATCGAAACCTTCCTTGATGCCCGCGCTGCTGATGGCGCACCGTTTGAGTGGACCCCATTAGGTGAATCCACCGAATACAAGTGGGTCTGCGAGCAGTGGAACAAGTCGATTCCTTACTTGAACCGCGCCACGATCACAGCAACTTTCCGCCAAGTATTTGAACCGTAATGGCTTTTACCGCTTGGGCAGCTAGTACAGCTTTCAGCGTTGGCGATGTCCGGCGTGCCACGACCGTTCAACCTGGCGGTCTGGTTTTCCGCTGCACAACTGCTGGCACAAGCGCCGCCACTGAACCTGATCCGTGGCCGATTGTTCGTGGAACGGAAATTGAGGACGGCACTTGTGTTTGGGAAGCGGTCAGCGCTGTTGGCGAAGAGCTGAACAAGCTGGCACCTAGCGCTGTCATCGAAATGTTCGAGCTTGACGGCACCGCAACCAGCATCGGTGTTGATCAGATCTACCGCTTCCACGCTGGCGTCAACGAGCAGATCAGCGGCAACATCGTCTGGAACGGCAACACCTATCAGCGCTATCCGATTGACGCCACGGGCTTCAACTACGAAGGTGGCGGAACGCTGCCACGCCCCACGCTGTCAATCAGCAACGTGCTGAGTTTGGCGACCACCCTGATCTTGGAACACAACGATCTAGTCGGCGCCAAGGTGACCAGGATCCGCACCCTTAAGAAGTATCTCGACGCAGTTAATTTCACAAGCGAAACAAACGCAACGGCTGACCCCTACGCCGAGTTTCCGCGTGAGATTTACACGATCGACCGCAAGACCGCAGAAAACCGTGCCGTCGTCAGCTTTGAGTTAGCCGCCAGTTTTGACGTTGCCGGCGTTAAGCTGCCACGCCGTCAAATTATTCAGAACATTTGCCCTTGGGCGTATAAGGGCGAAGGTTGCGGCTACACCGGCACCGATTATTACGACGTGAACGATAACGAGGTCACCAGTGCAGACAATGACGTTTGCAGTCATCGGTTGTCAGGTTGCAGGCTCCGCTTTGGCGCTAATGCTCAACTGCCTTATGGAGGCTTCCCGAGCGCTGGTTTGATCCGATGAACGCAGAGACTAAGCAGGCGGCAGAGGAACACGCAGCCAAGGAATATCCCCGCGAATCATGCGGGTTGGTTGTTGTTGTTAAAGGGAAGGAGCGTTATTGGCCGTGCCAGAACGTAGCGACTGAGGAGATGAACTTTGTCATGGCACCGGCTGATTACGCGGCTGCTGATGACGCTGGCGGTATTACTGCTGTTGTCCATAGCCATCCCAATTTGAAGCCGATCGCAAGCATGGCTGATCGGGCAGCGATGGAAGCATCAGGCTTGCCCTGGCATATCGTCAGCTATCCCGACAAAGCTTGGGCGAGCTACCAACCAGAAAACTACGAAGCGCCATTGATCGGCAGGGAGTGGTGCTACGGCGTTTTGGATTGCTATGCCTTGGTGCGTGACTGGTACAAGCGCGAATGGGGTTTAGAGCTTGGTGATTACGAACGGCACGGCGAATGGTGGCACAAAGGCATGAACACCTTCGCTGACAACTTTGAAAAGGAAGGTTTTGTGCTGATGGAACCTGAAGAAGAACTCCAGTACGGCGACGCCTTGTTGATGCAGTTGAGGTCACCCGTGTCAAACCATGCAGCGGTCTATATCGGTGACGGTTTGATTTTGCAGCATTTGGAACGGCGACTCTCTAGCCGGGATGTGCTGTCTGGCTATTATCAGAAGAACACCACCCACATCCTGCGCCATAGGAGTCGGCTATGAAGCGAGTGGTGCTAAGAGGTGAGCTAGGCAAGCAGTTTGGACGGATCCACGAGTTTGATCTGAATACACCCGCCGAAGCGATCCGAGCATTGTGCGCAAACTTTGAGGGATTTCAGCAGGCGTTGGTTAGCTCTGCTGAGCGCGGCGTGGGGTACATGGTTCAGGTTGGCAAGGGCGCGATCAACATTGAAGAGGAGTTGCATAACCCAACGGGAAGATTTGAAGACATCAGCATTACGCCCGTTTTGGTCGGTGCTGGCGGTGGGTTTGGTCAGATCGCCGCAGGTGTCGCTTTGGTTGCCGCGTCATTCTTGTTCCCTGGCGCTGGATTGTTTGGCGCTGGCTTTGGCGTCTTTGGTCCGCTTGCCCCAGCAACTATTGCCACGTTGACAACCGTTGGCACGGTCACCTCTGCCATTGGTGCGGCGTTAATCCTTTCCGGTACGGCACAGCTTCTTTCGCCTCAGCCTGCAGACCTTCCCGGCTTGACTGGTACGAATGCCCGCCGCGATTCCTTCGATCCTCAAAACAACGATCCAGCCGACAACCGTGCCAGCTACATCTACAACGGTGCAGTGAACCTTACGGCTCAAGGCAATCCAGTCCCGTTGTGTTACGGACGGATGCGCGTCGGTAGTGTAGTCGTATCGGCAGGCATTAGTACGGCGGACATCTGATGACAAAGCGTATTGCTGGTTCCGGCGGCGGTCGTCAGGCGCAACCTGCGCCACAACCTACTTACAACGTCACGCAGCAGGTTGTCGTCCAAGCGCCGACGATCAGCAATGATGCCAATACGCTTTTCAGCAAGTCCAGCATCCGCCTGCTTGATGTATTAAGCGAAGGCGAGATCGAGGGCTTTGCCACGCCCGATGACCCTGAGCGTTCAATCTTTTTTGACGATACGCCGTTAGAAGATAGCTCTGGCACCAGGAACTTTGTTTTCGATAACTTTGCCTATCGTTTTGGCACGCAAGATCAAACTTATCTCACTGGCTTTGCAACTAGCCGTACTCCGGTAACAGTTAATGCTGATGTTGGCGATGACGTAGACGATTCAATTGTCCGCACGCTTACCGATGACGACGTTGATTCGGTTGATATCCGCCTAACGTTTCCTGCTCTCTACCGTGTCGATAACGGCGCAAAGGCAACAAGCGTTAGCTACAAAATTGAAGTGCAGCCTGATGGCGGCAGTTACACCGAAATTGATACCTATACGCTGAGTGGCAAATGCACCAGCACCTATGAGCGCACCCATAACGTCACTTTGAGTGGCAGCGCACCGTGGAATATTCGGATCACGCGGACTGCTGGGGCGCATGACGGCACAACTAATTTCCGTCAGATTTTTTGGGGCGGTTATACGGAACTGATTGACGCCAAGCTGGCGCACCCGCTGACGGCTCTGGTTGGCATTCGGTTTGAGGCTTCGCAGTTCCCTCAAGTCCCTACTCGTGCCTATGACATCAAAGGGATCAAGGTTCAGATCCCAACTAATGCCACGGTCAACGATGACGGCAGCCTGACCTATTCCGGTGTTTGGAACGGGCAATTCCAAGTGGCTTGGTGTGCAGATCCGGCGTGGATTTTGCGGGATTTGTTATTATCTAGCCGCTACGGATTGGGACGGTTTGTTGACGCTAGCCAAGTCGATAAGTGGACATTACTGGAAATTTCCAAATACTGTAACGCCAGTGTCAATGATGGCTCAGGCGGCACAGAGCCGCGTTTCCTTTGCAACGTCTATATCCAGTCCCGTGAAGAGGCTTACAACGTTGTCCAAGACTTTTGCTCATGCTTCCGTGGCATGGCGTATTGGTCCGCCGGTCAGCTTGCATTTACGCAAGACGCACCAAAGGATCCGGCGGCGCTGTTCAACAACGGCAACGTCATTGAGGGCATTTTCAACTATGAGGGCAGCAGCCTAAAAGCACGGCACACCGTTGCACTTGTCACCTGGAACGACCCCGACA